GGTGGGGCGGCCCCCCCAGCGGCCCCGTCTCACCCTACCCCCCCCCCCCCCCCCCGCCCGTGGGGGGGGGGGGCAGCTCGTTATAGAGGGCCGCCAGGGCGCCTGGCCCATCACCCTGGTTCAGGTGGTGCAGGGTATGGTTGTACTGGTCAGCTGAGCGTCGGTTGATGACCCACTCGCCGGCATCCACCCACGCCACCGGAGCGCCTTGGGGGTTGACCGCCAGGATGCCATCGGTGGCGTCGGTGCCAGGGCCGGTTGTTGGTAGTCGGCCACCAGACGCTTTTCCTGAAAGCCCGGTGGCTTTCGCCGCTATGCCCATAACGCTGACTGGCCCCATGGCTGTCAGCGAAACTAGCGCGTTCCAGAGATCACGAATCTTGTTGTGCGCGGGCGCGGTGTTCGCGTCGACGGTTGGCATCGCTGTGGTGCGGGTGAGCGAGTCCAGCTGCTCCTTGGTGGTGTTAAATCCGGCATCGAACAGGTCCTTATTCAGTTCAGCCTGGGGGCGGGCTGACAAGCCTGTCAGGTAGTACAGGTCGCCTTTGGCAATCTCCCCAGTCTTGAGGAAATCATCAATGATGAGCTGCGCTTGGGGGGAAGGCTTCTGGATTGCCAAGTCGTCGACCAGGTTTTTGGCAGCTGCTACGTTGGTCGTGAACCGCGTGTCGTCCAGCAGCAGTTTCACGTCGACCGGCTTGTCGCCGATAGCGTCGGCTTTCGCTGCCACTTCTCCGAGCTTGGCCACAGCGTCAGCGTCGGTGGCGGTCAGCTTCATGTTGATGCCGTCAGGTAATTTTTCCGCTTTGATACCCAGGTCTTTGAGTACGCCCATGGCCTGGTCACCCACAGCCTTGACCTCGATGCTGGCGCCGGCTTTGAGCGGGTAGAGTTGGGCCCACACCGTGGCCAGCTCTTTCTTAGCGCCTTCGCTATTGACACCAACCAGGGTGGTGATCTCTTTGGGCAGCACGCCATATGCGTCGGCTAGGTGCTGGACCTGCTCCGCGGTCAGGCCGAACTCCTGGCCGATAGTGGCAAAGGAACCCTGCATCTGCTTGTACGCATCATTAGTGTTACCGCCCGCGGTGGCGACCTTTTCCAGCTCCTGCCGCATCGTCGAGAGCTTCTTACTCAGCTCCCTAGCGGAAGCATTCGTCATATCTAGCTTGCCGGTTGCCAAGTCACCCAGGTTTGCGCCCAGTTCCTCTACCGGGTGGTTCGCAGTCTCGGCGGATTTCACCATGTCATCCACAGCCTGAGCTGCGGAAGCCATGGCTTCTTCTGCCGCCATAGGCGCCAGGCCCATGGCCTGCATGATCGACTCCAGGGCGTTCAGCTTATCGTTGGCGTTGGCCGACGAATCCGCCAGAACATCAATTCCCTTGGCCGCCTGGGCGGCAGCAGGGTCAACCCGGCGCGCAGCAGCTATCGTGTCTTCGATCTGCTTCCGCGATTTCTCCAGGTAGCCCGCAGCACGCTCGCCTTCCTCACCAGCAGCACGCAGCTCGGAAACGAGTTTCTTATAGTCGTCGCCGCCCTCGGCAACAATGCCGTTAAGATTCTCCATGCTCAGGCCAGTAGCGGTGAGCTTAGCTTTCAGCACTTCGTAGGCGTCTGATATTTCAGATGCGCTGCGCGTCGCTTCCTGCTGCTCCTTCAGGGAAAGGCTGTTCCACTCGGAGGATGCGCGAGTAGGGTCCGCATGAGAGATGAATCCCTCTCGGGCTTTGCCGATGGCAGTGAGCTGGGTCAAGCTGGCGTCGGCGAGTTGTTCTGCCGCTTTTTTCGCCTGTTCGGTTAGGGCGCCGGTAGTGCCGGAAACCGCTTTGGCGAGGTCATTTTGGGCGGCCTGGGTTGCTTTTGTCGCCGACGCTAGTTTGCGCTGGGCTTCGGTGGCGGCATGGTTGGCCTCGACGAACCCGCCGATGACCGCGCCTGCGACCATGATGCCAACAGCCCATGGTCCGCCCAAAGCGTCTACTAGGCCGCCCGCGGCGGACTTCATGAGGGATAGGCCGCCTTTAGCAGCGCCCGCGGCAGCGTTGCCGATTTTCGCAGCATTGGAGGCAATGGTATTACCGGCGTAGAAGTAGCGCTTGGCTGCGATTTGCATAGCTTCCGACCCAGAGCTGAATGCCTCCCGCGACCTGCCCAGGGCCTGCGTCAACCCGTTGGATGATGTAATCATATATTGGGTTTTCGCATCGAACTCGCTGATCGCCTTGTGGCCTTTTCGATAGTATTCTTGCAGGTCAGCAACACCCTGTTTCATCGTGGCCATCGACTGGGTGGCTTGCTGGATTTTCGTAGGGAAGTCTGTCCAGTTTTTCAGGGCCATGACGGCGGCGATGCCGAGCAATGGGCCGGTGAAGTCGGTGGCGAGGGCGGATGCGAGGCCTACCACGGGGGTGAGGGCAGTGACAAGCCCATGCACGGCGTCAGACGCGAGGTGGATGCCTGATTCGGCGGCGGGACCGATCTTGCCGAGGGCGGCAGTGCCGGCGTCGGCGGCTGCTACCAGATCGTCTTGGAGAGCCTCGAATAGGCCGAGGGTAAGGTCTTCTTTGGCGTTGGCGAGACGTTCCAGGGCACCCGGTAGGCCTTTGGTTTGGGCGGCGGCTACCTCGGCGGCCTGCCCCTGCCGGGTAACTGCCTCTTTGAGAGCATTAAAATCCTCGGTGGTTTTACCAGCGGCGATAGAAGCGAAACGCATGGCATCGGAGCCGAACAGGGTGGCGGTTGCCGCTTGATACTGTTCCTCTGTCATGCGGTTTGACGCGGCGTTCAGCTGGCCGATCAGGGACGGCAAACCCACGAATTTACCTTGGGCGTCGTAGACGGTTAGGCCCAGGTCGTGGATGGCGTTTTGCGCGGGTTTGCCTTGATCGGTGAGCGCCAGCAGAGACGTTTTCAGCAGGGTGCCGGCGTCGGAGCCGGTGATGCCGGCGTTGGCGAACATGGCGATTGCGGTGGAGGTGTCGTCGATGCTCACGCCGAAAGCATGCGACACTGTGCCGGCCTGCTGGAGGGCTTGGGCCACGTCGGTGATCTCCGCAGCAGAAGCGTTCGCCGAACCAGCGAGAATGTCGGATACCCGGCCTGCTTCTTGGGCGCCCAAACCAAACGCCTGTAACGCTTGCCCCTGGATGGTGGCGGCCTGGGCGGCATCAATCTGGGCGGCAGCAGCCAGCTGCAGCGTCCCCTTGGACGCTTCCATGGATTGGGCAACAGTCAACCCATTCTTGGCGAGCTCGGTCATGGCTGCTGCGGCATCAGATGCCGACGTGCCAGTCAACGAGATGTCGTTACCGAGTTCCCTAGCCTTGGCGCGCACTGCGTCCATCTGCCCCGCGGTCGCCTGGCTCACCGCCGCCATGGTGTTCAGTTGGCTTTGGTACTCGGTGCCGACAGAAACGATATCGCTGGCAACGCTGCCAAGGCCGAGGGCGACGCCGATGCCAGCACCGAGTTTCCCGGCAATGCCCAAGGCGCTGCCTAGGCTGGATTCCAACGCCCTGTTGAATCCTTTGGTGTTCGGCTCAACCAGAATATCAATTTTGCCGCCGGCCATTATGCCCTCCTCTTAACGATTTAGACGCTCCTAGTTGCCGCGCATGCGCAGAAACTCCGTGATGGTGATCTTTTTCCTTGACGGCATAGCCGTCTTCTCCGCCGCCTGGGTGGCTGCTTGCACCAGCTGCTGCTGCAGCGCTGGTGGGCGAACCGCGACAGGCCATAGCTGTGGTTGCTCTGGGGGCTTCACGCCTAGTAGTTTCTGGCGGGTTTTTTCCGCCTGCACTTCGGGGTCGTCTGGGTCGGTGATCCACGACCGGTATTCGGAGTTCAGCCAGTAGTCTTCCCTGTCCACCAGGCGGGCGATGTTTTCATCAGTAGGGGTCCACTCATCCAACCCATCGGCCAGTATTGCCAGGTCAACCCACCACATTTCCGACAGCACCTGGCGGTAGTTCAGGTGGTATTTGGATTGGAACCCGACCAGCCGCCTAGCGAACTCCTGGGGGCTGATTAGCTGGAGGATGTAGGAAAAAAATTGCCGTCAGCATCCCGATAGCCGCAGATCTCACCGATAACATCAAACACCCGCATGACCTCGGCAAGACTCAACGTCATAAGCTTGTCAACGAACGCCTCTTGGTCTTTCTTGGGGGAGTCGGACACCAGGGCGATAACACGGGTGGCCTGGTCGTGTACTGCTTCGTCAGCATGGTCAAACAGCGCCCGAACAATGCCATGTGCTTCCTGGCCGGTGAAATCCCGGCGTAGCGACAGATCAACGCCAAGCAGGGTAACAGGTACGGGGTCGCCGCCGTTGATAGCGAGAGCGCGCTCGAAAAGGTCGATTTTTTCCATGAGGTTTGGTTTCTCCTAATAGGTTGGAAGGGATAAGAGTTTTTAGGCAGAGCTGACGGCTAACTCGCCATGAGGCCAGCCAGCTTGTCACGGAGGTTGTCGAGCACTTGTGGCGGGTGGCTGGGAGGTTTAGCCGGCCAAATAGGGCCCATGGCATCTGCTGCCCAGCGCGGCACCAAATGCACATGCAGGTGAGGGACGGTTTGGGTTGCCACCGCCCCGCTGGATTGGATGATATTTAGCCCGTCTGGGGTGACAGCTGTACGTAACGCCGCAGCAACCCGCAAGACAGTGCGAGATAGGCACGCGGCGTCAGCTTCTGGCAGCTCCCAAATATCAGGTATGTGCCGGCGGGGAACCACCAGGGTGTGGCCAAGAGTCGCCGGTTGAAGTGGGAAAAACGCCACGGTATGGTCGTCGCGGTAGATTTCCCGCGCCCAACCTTCCCCCATGATGATTGCGCAAAATGGGCATGAAGGATTTGCCATTAGGGCACGGTAATGCCTGCGGGCAGCTCGGGGAGGACTTCCTCGTACCCCTCAAGGAAGGAGTTATCGAATTCCCAGCCGTCCAGGTTCTGGTCGTCGAGGGTGGCGCGCTTCGCCGGCGCCGCCAGAGTCACGCGAGGGCAGTAGAAAGCCATCTTGGAAACACCGTCATCGAACCGGCAGAAGAAGGCAAATTCTTCGCCAAGCCCAAGCTCGGCGACGTAGAGGTCGCCCTTCTTGGTGATCTTGCCGCCCTGCAGGCGGGTCAACAGGGCAGCCTTGCTGTTGTCAACGGCACGGTACTTCATGCCGGATTCCAGGGCGTCGCGGATGATCTTGTAGATCGCGTTCCGCTTGTTCCAGATCTTTTTCTTGGTGACCTGTTGCTCGGCGGTTACCTCGATGCCTGCCTCGATGCCGCCGTAGGCGTCCCATCCGGTGAGGGTAGCGGCAAACGGGTCGGTGGGCATGGCGGTGCCTACGGGGGCACGGAAGGCATCGCCGTCCAGCCACACGTGGGCTTTTTTGGAATCAGCAAAATCAGACATGGTTCACTCCTTTGTTAGATTGTGCGCCTGCGTAGGTGAACACCAATGCGAACGGGCGCGTAGTAAATGATTCGGTCGAGACCTCGGTTTTTGTCTTCCAGCTGGATGGGGCCGTCCACCCAGTGGGAGGACCAGGCGTGGGTGTCATCAACGATGATGTTTTTTGCCCTGGCCATTAGCTCCCCGGCGCGGGTGGCGAGGTTCCAGGCGGTGACGTCGGGGTCTTCGGGGATGCGGGAGACGTCGGGTCGGGGCACCCAGGGGGTGATTTGGATGAGCACCCGGTGCAGCCGGGGGTCGCCGCCCTGATGCCCTACAGCCTTGACCGTGACGTGAGGTTTGGTGAGCGGGTCGGGCACTTCCCTGCAGGTGATAGCACCACCATGCAGCAAGCGGACGAATTCGGCATCAGCCAGTAGATGTTTGCGTACCTCTCCGGGGATGTAGGCGGTTGGAATTATGTTACTCATCGGGGCCTCATGCCTCGGTAGCGGCCGAATCGCATGGCGGTGCCGGTAAGGGTGGCGTGCGCGGGGGTGTCGGCAGTGCCATACTCTTTGTGGATTGCGAGTTCGTCGTTGTCAACAACCCGCACCATGGTGCCACGCACGTTGACGCCGATGCCGTCACGGTAGTCACCGGTGAGAACGGGAGCAATGGCTTTAGCTTGGCTGGCTATCTCCTGGGCGATTTTCTTTCGGGCTGGTACCGTTTGGCGCCGCAACTCGCGGAGTATTCGGCGCCGGTACAGGGTGAGTTTCGCTTTCGCCACTGGGGTCCTCCTTTGCTTCCTTCTCGGCCGCTTCGGCGGCGCGGACGGCTTGTTTCTTGCGGATGTCGGCGAGGTGGTAGGGGCTGCCGGCCGCGGTGTAGAAGGGATTGCCGGCGTCGTCGGTGCCGTGGTAGATGCCGTCGTGGACGCCTTCCTCCTCTGGCAGTAGCTGCTCGGCTTGGGTGGTGGGGATGGTTTCGGTCATGGTTGTTCTTTCTCCTTTGCTCTGCGGACTCGTGCCGCAATGTAGTCGGGTGGCCGGCCTGGGATACCACGGGCGATGCCGTCGCTGATGCACTGCCACACCTGGCCGGCGGGGCCGATGAATTCGTCTTTGGCGGTGACGTTGAGGTCGGCCACAGCGGCATCTGCGGGGGCGAACATCACGAGACGCTCGTCGCGGATGCCTCCGGTGGGTGTAGTTTCTTGCATACCGGTCCAGTAGGCCTCTTGGACAAGGCCAGTGCCGGCAATGGGTTCGTAGGTGGTGGCGATGATTTCGCCGGTGGTGGGGTCGTCCTGGGTGGTTGTTTGCCGCCGATACTGCCACCCAGGCTGGAAGAGGACACGAGGGGTTAGCATCGGTCCTCCGGCAGCGTGGGCGTTGCTTTGCGACGGATACTCCAGGCGCCCTGGGCCAGCTGCGGGGACAGCAGGACGATCTCATCGGTGGTGAGCCACAGTCTTGAGCCTTGCCCTAACGCCCCCCCCGGGTGTCCCCGGCCCCGACATTGTTTTCCCCGATACCGGCCGGCCCGTGGACCGGGTGATCCTGCCCGAACCCTTCAACGTGCTCCCG